CGAGGAAGACGACATTTTGCGGTTCTGCTTTTTGGCGATGATGACCAACGAAAACAGCGCCGGCCGCATGATGCCGGACAAAAAGAACAGCGAAGAAAAAATTGACGCGGCAGTCGCTTCGCTTATGGCATTGCGGCTGGCAATGCTTGCACCTTCACGACCGACCGGAAGCCTTTTCATAGCGTAGGGGTAGGATGCTCGACTACTTAACACAATTTACCGGACGGTTTCGTCAATTTGCTGGCCGCATCTTCGGTTTTTCGCTAGAAGACCTCGATGAGCGGATGACCGCGTCGAAATCGATCAAGTATGCACCGGTTTGGTATTGCACGAACAAAATAAGCGGCGACGTCGGAAAGTTGCCAATAGTTGTTAATCGACTCGGAGAGCGTGAAGTTACGCCGGACACGTCACACCCTGCCTATCGGCTTGTCGGCTACCGCCCGAACGTCTACCAGACCGCTTTTCACTGGAAGCAGCAGGGCATGGGGCATGCTTTATTGTGGGGCAATTGGCGGTCGGCGATCATTCGCGACGCAGCGGGAAGGCCGAAAGAGCTTATTCCGCTTTTGCCAGACCGCAGCGACACTGGCCTAGTCGATGGTGAAAAGTGGCACCTTACGATTATTGATCGCGACGACCATTTGAGCCTCTACAACGACATGATTTTGCATCCGGAAAAGGTGATCGCAATTCCGGATGCGGACGTTTTTCACGTGCCGGGGTTTGGCTTCGATGGCGTTCAGGGCAAGAGCGTTTTTGCAACAGCGGCCGAAAGCTTTGGCACTGGCCTAGCGGCAGAAAAGCAAGTGTTTTCGCTTGCGAAAAAGGGTTTCAGCGGATCGCTAATTCTAGAAGCCCCGGCCGGAATGTTTCGCAATGAAGACGATGCAAAAAAGTTTCTTGACTTTTTCCGAGATGCTCACGATGGCGAAGATAACGCAGGCAAAACCGCGATGCTTCGCGAAGGTATCAAAGCGAACATGGTCGCAATGAACGGACGCGATTCTCAATGGCTTGAGCAACGAAAATTCCAAAGACAAGACGTGATGCTATGGTTTGGGCTTGGCTCAATTCCCGGCGATGGCGATTCGCAAGGATACAACAGTCTCGAAGAGCACAATTTGGAATACCTTACGTCGTGCCTTGACAATTGGCTAACCAAAATTGAGCAAGAGGCGTGGACGAAGCTCCTTACCGAACGACAGAAGGAGCGTTATACCCACGCATTCACGTTCGACCGCTCGGCATTGCTCAAAGCAGACATGAGCAAGACGGCAGACTTTGCAACGAAGATGGTTATGGGCCGGATCATGTCGCCCAACGAGATCCGCGTGAAGTACTTGGCGATGAACCCATACGAAGGCGGCGACACGTATGACAATCCGGCGATCGATCCGCGATCAGACACGGAACAAGTGCCCGGCGACAATGAGCCAGTCGGACCAAGTAATCGGCGGATCATTTCGGAGCGTGTGCAGCATTTAATCGGCGTCGAGGCCAAGCGAGTGAACGGCTACGCAAGCAATCCAAACAAATTTATCGGTTCGATCGACCGCTTTTATGGTTCCTGGCGTGATACGCTTGGCGACGTTGTCGAAGAGCTTGGCGGAGACAGAGCCATAGCGGCTGATTATTGCAAGGAATCGCATGAGACGCTGTTAGAGCTATCTGGTACAGTTGGGCCAGACGATTTAGCCGGTGCCGTTGCGGAGCTTGTAGCGACGTGGACGGGCCGCGCAGAGGCACTTGTAGAGGCGGTTTGCAATGGATGATTGGCAGGTCAGGACGGTTTACGAGCCCGTTAAGTGGCTTGACGAGCATCGTAGCGGCTGGCAGTTCGGCGAAAGCGGTTATCTAGCCGCTTTGGCGGAGCGATTGGGCGTTAATCAGGCAGTCGAGATTGGTGCAGGTGACGGCGGTAAAGATTTGCCACTGACACTGTTGCCGCTTTATCAAAAAGGCATCCCCACTATTCTTTATGAGATCGACGAACTGCGACAGCAGTCGCTTAAACAGGTTTACCCGCTAGCTACAGTTTTTGGCGAGTACAACGATTTGCCGAAGCTCGATTATTCACGTGCCGGCGTGGTTATCGACGTTGATGGATTTGACCTGTCAATTGCGTTGCATGTTGCCGCAAGGGCTTGGCCGGCGTTTATTTGTGTTGAGCATTTCGATGCGGCGTTTAATTGGAATACTAGAGGAAATATCCCCGAATGGCTCTGGGGCAAGCGGCTTGAGCAAGGCGGATTTATTCTACAAGCTACGATTTCGCAAATTGATGAAAAGCTTGAAACTGGGCCTCTTGGCTATAGCCGTATCGCCATTTCCCGCGTTAATTCTATCTATGTTCGCCGCGACCTATTGCCAGCTTTGGAGGGCTAAACAATGTACGAATTCGATAAAGACTCTGGTGAGCTTTTCATTTACGACGTGATCGGCGAAGCGGTTTGGGGGATGATCGATTCCGCTACCGTCATTCGCGACTTGAAGGCACTTGGCAATCGACGGGCGACGATTCGCATCAACAGCCCGGGCGGATCCGTGGATGAAGGGCGTGCCATCTACAACGCAATCAAGCGGCATCCTGGCGGGGCGGACACAATAATCGATTCGGCAGCGTATTCGGCCGCCGGTTATATCGCGATGGCTGGCGAAAGGCGGCTGATCGCGAAAAACGGCATGCTGATGAACCACAACCCTTGGACGTTTACCTTCGGCAACTCGGAGCAATTACGAAAGACGGCGGACGTTCTGGACAAGTACCGCGACACGCTCGTAGAGGCTTACGCCGAAGCCAGCGGCAAAGACAAAAAGAAAGTAATGCAGGAACTGGACGCCGAAACGTACTACACTGCGGAAGAGGCGTTGGCCGAAGGTTACGTCACGGAGATCGGCGACAGTGTGCTATCGGACGAATCGTGGCACCCGATGGCGTTAGCGATGCGGCAAGCAGCGATGGCCAAGAGTGATCGCGTAAAGCCGCAAGCAGGTTCGCGGTTCAAGTGTTCGCGACCGATGAAAGCAAGTTTTTTCAAAAAGTAGTTGACAACGCTCTAGCATTCGTTAGAGTGTTACCAAATCGTATTATCTGATTTGTGCGGGCAACTCGTTAGCGGCTCGGCAGGTCGGCGACTTAACCATCGCCACCCGCTCGGGCCGTTTGTCGTTTCTGGGCGGTGGCCTAACACCACTGACAGGAACGAAACCATGCAATGGGACATCAAAGCCCTACGAGAGAAAATGGCCGATGTTGCGGCCAAGTGTGAAGCGATTTTCGAGATCGCCAAAGCCGAAAACCGCGATCTAACCGCGGAAGAGTCGGCGGAAGTCGACAAGCTACAAGGCACCTCGGACAAGCCCGGCGAGATCCAGGCTCTGCAATCGCAGATCCAACGGGCTGAACGGTTTGACGCGATCAAAGCGGCCAACGTCGTGGCAAAGCTCGGCGATCGTCTTCAAACCGAAGGCAAGAACGATGAAGAGCTGCCGCGGATCAGAGTACCGGCAACCGCAAAGCGATCGACCGCACTCAAAAGCTTTAAAGGGCCGAACGCTGCCGAAGACGCTTATCTAAGCGGCCAGTTCATCCTTGCCACGATTGCAGGATCCGATAAGGCGAAGCAATGGTGCCGCGACAACGGCATCAAGATGGCACACAGCGGAGAGGATAACAGTAAGGGCGGTTATCTTGTGCCGGACGTGCTTGAAAACACGCTGATTGATTTGAAGGAATCTTTCGGCACGTTCCGCCAGTATTCCATGCAGTGGCCTATGAGCGGTCCGGTTTCGGAAGTGCCGCGTCGGATCAGTGGGTTTACCACCTACTTCGTCGGCGAGAACGACACGATCACTGACAGCGACATGACTTTCGGCCAAATCAAGTTGAACGCAAAAAAGCTTGCGGTTCTTACCAAGCTTTCGAGCGAACTTAACGAGGATTCGATCATCTCGCTGGCGGACGTTGTGTCGCGCGAAATGGCCTACGCCTTGGCGGTCAAAGAGGATTCGTGCGGGTGGCTTGGCGATGGCACGTCGACTTATGGCGGCATTGTAGGCGTCAGAAACGCATTGGCTGCCGGGTCGATAATGACCGCCACCGGCATTACTACCTTTGCTAACGTGACGCTCGGAAACTTTGAGACCGTAGTTGGCATGCTGCCGGAGTTTCCTGGCATCTCGCCAGCGTGGTACATGAGCAAGACGGCGTTTTACGCGACTGCTGGTAGGCTTCAGAACGCAGCGGGCGGCAACAACACGGCCGATCTTGGAAGTGGTCCGGTGCTTCAGTTCCTTGGATATCCGGTGCGATTCATTCAGACATTGCCAAAGGCGGCGGCATCTGCT